AAACACAGTTACCCTTAACGATATGTGGTCAACTGTTAAACCTAAAGGAGCAAGAATATGAGTGGCGTTTCTAACCCGTACGCATATGCGTATGAGACTGTTGCAGCATCGCAAACCGCGCAAGTGTTGGGCGGTACGGGCGCTAAAGGCGACTATCTGCACAGGCTGATTATCAGCGTCAACACCGTGGCGACTGCAACCGTGACGGTGCTGGATGGATCGACTTCCATTCCGCTGTTGACGGGTTCGGCTACGCTAGTGCCTGGCGTTTATAGCGTCGAAATGAATATGGCTGCTGCTACCGGCCCGTGGAAAATCACGACCGGCGCAGGCGCGACTGTCATTGCTGTTGGAATCTTCTCAGCATGATGAACAAACCGGGGCTTTATGCCAACATCCTAGCCAAGCAGGAACGGATTAAGCATGGATCAGGCGAGAAGATGCGCAAGCCTGGCGATCCCGGTGCGCCGACCGCGAAGGCTTTCCGCGAATCTGCGAAGACTGTGAAACCGGAGAACAAATGAGCGCAGCATGGACGCGTAGCGAGGGTAAAAACCCCGAGGGCGGCTTGAACGCCAAGGGACGGGCGAGCTATCACGCGGAGACTGGCGGCACGCTAAAGCCTCCCGTCAAGGCTGGCGATAACCCGCGTCGCGCGTCTTTTCTTGCTCGCATGGGCAATATGCCTGGCCCGATGGAAAAAAACGGTAAACCTACTCGATTGGCGTTAGCTTTAAAGGCGTGGGGCGCATCCAGTAAAGAGGATGCCCGCGCGAAGGCAAGAGCGATCTCGGAGCGTAATCGTGACTGACCAAGAGCGCATAGCGGCGGCGCTAGCGTATCAGGGCGCTACGGCTGCACCGCCAACGATGGCGCAAGAACTTGCCAAAGTGCCGAGCAGGTTGATTGGCGCATTGAAAGCGTTGGGCACAGGTTCAAGCTACGGATCAGCAGAGCCTGTCAATGCTGTGAACGATCTAGCCCGTACAAAGTTTTGGCGTGGTTCGGTGTTTGGCGTTCCCGAAGATGTGCAGCAAAGAAATGTTGATAGGGCAATGGAAGCTGCGTCAACAGCCGCGCCTATTAAACGCGCATTTAGTGCACCGCAAGACGAAGCATTGCGCCTTGCCCAACAGCGTGCAGCGTTGCCTGTAGAGCGTGGTGGTCTAGGTTTGCCGCCTAACAACACGGCAGAGCAACGGGCACAAGCAATGGGGTTTCTAAATAATGTTTATCACGGAACAAATGCAGATATACAAGCAATGAATGTTGCTGGAAAAGGTAAAACCGCTGGTGCTGGTGTTTTTGTTACTGACAATCCATTAGTAGCAGAAACTTATTTCAGTGGATCTGGAGAAGGAAATATCCTTCCATTACTTTTAAAAAAAGAAGGGTTGTTGTCAGTCAATGCAAAAGGAAGAAATTGGGCTGATATAGATACAAATACACTTGCCGCCAAAGCGGGAAAAAAACGATACTCTTTAGCTGATATGGAGTTAGACAAAAACTCAGCAACATCAACCGATGAACTTGGAATTATTGCTAAAGACCTTTTAGGATTAAAAGGCGTTGAAATTAAAAATGTGAAAGATTTAGGCCCAAATAGTCATATTTTTAGAGCTAAAGAATATTTAAAAGAAAAATACGGAATAACTCCAAATGAAACTTGGTCAAATGTTACTGGAAATCAATTTGCAGAAGCAAAAGACTATATGGAAAAACTTTATAAATCTCAAAAAAATACGGTTACATCCATTCAAGATTCAGATTTATTACGTTCCCGCTTTGCCGCTTTTGACCCATTCCGCAGAAACGCCGCAACAGCCGCAGCGATGGGCGTAGCAGCACCTGACTTGTTAGCCAAGGAAAAAAATAAATGAGCGAAGAACAAAGCACAGGTTTGCAGAAACTGCTGCATAACGTTGCAGCCTACGATAACGACTTCAAGAAGTGGGAAGCCCGCGCACAGAAAATTATCAAGCGTTATCGGGACGACAACCGCAGTCAAAACACAAACGAGACTGCCAAGTTCAACATCCTATGGTCTAACGTCCAGACGTTGATTCCTGCGGTCTATGCGCGTCTACCAAAAGCAGACGTATCGCGTCGCTTTGGCGACAACGACCAAGTGGGACGAGTAGCCTCGTTGCTGATTGAGCGGGCGCTGGATTACGAGATTGAGCATTACCCCGACTTTCGCAGCACGATGAAGCATTGCGTCGAGGATCGCTTCCTTGGCGGGCGTGGCACGTCTTGGGTGCGTTATGAGCCGCACGTTCAAGCGATTGATATGCCCGAGGACGGGCTAGAAGTCACCGAGGACATAGACGAGCCGGAAACCGGAAACCAAGCGTTAGCCGGTGAAGAACCGATGGAGCAGATCGAGTACGAATGCGCTCCCGTTGACTATGTTCACTGGAAAGACTTCGGCCATGCAGTTGCGCGTACATGGGAGGAAGTAACCGCTGTTTGGCGTTGGGTATACATGACCCGCGAAGCACTGATTGAGCGTTTCGGTGAGGAAGTCGGCAGCAAAATTCCTTTTGATGCTGGCCCTGACACCCTCAAACAGTACGGGCAAAGCACCAAGGAACACACTCGCGCGAAAATTTGCGAATACTGGGACAAGGAAACGGGGAAGGTTTACTGGTTCAGCAAGTCGATGCCTAACATCATTGACGAGCGCGACGACCCGCTAGAGTTAGAAGGATTCTTCCCCTGCCCGAAACCGTTGTTTGCGACGATGACGAGCGACACCCTTGTTCCTGTTCCTGACTTTGTGCTGTATCAGGATCAGGCTAACGAGCTTGATATTTTGTCCGATAGGATTGATGGACTCGTCAAGGCTTTGCGTGTTAGGGGCGTGTATGACGCTTCACAGCCCGCATTGCAGCGACTGATGACTGAGGGCGAGAATAACGCCTTGTTGCCGGTCGACACCTGGCTGGCGTTTGGTGAGAAAGGCGGCTTGAAGGGCGCGATTGACTTTCTGCCGATTGACATGATTGCTCAGACCCTGATTCAGTGCTATCAGGCGCGGACTGAGATTAAGAACCAAATCTACGAAATCACAGGTCTTTCGGACATTATCCGAGGATCATCCTTTGCGTCTGAGACGGCTACAGCACAGCAAATTAAGGGGCAATACGCCTCTATCCGGCTGCGCTCAATGCAGGAGGATGTGGCGCTGTTCGCTACGGGGCTTCTCAGGCTCAAGGCGCAGGTTATTTGCACCAAGTTCCAGCCCGAAACGATTCTCATGTACGCGGCAGCGGATCAGCTTGAACCACAAGATCAACAGCTTGTCCCGCAAGCGTTGGCGTTGCTGAAAGACAAACCGCTACGCAATTTCCGCATCGAAGTTGCTGCTGACTCACTTGTTCAGCTTGACGAGCAGCAAATGAAGCGGGATCGGGCTGAGTTTATCTCTGCATTGGGCGCATTCTTGCGCGAAGCCTTGCCGCTGGGTACGCAAGCACCGGAACTTGTGCCCATGATTGGCGAGACGATGAAATTTATGGTTGCCTCGTTCAAGGGTGCGCGTCAGTTGGAAGGTGCAATCGACCAAGGCATAAACCAAATCGTCAACAGACCGCCGCCGCAACCGCAGCAAAACCCCGAAATGCTCAAAATGCAGGCTGAACAGCAATTGCAACAGGCGAAAATGCAAGCAGAAGGGCAGCTTGAACAGGCCAAGATGCAGGCAAATATGCAGGTCGAGCAGGCTAAATTGCAACTTGAGCAGGCAAAAGCGCAGCGCGAAATCGAAATCGAGCAGATGCGTGCTCAGATGGATGCTCAGAAAATGGAGTTTGAGCGTCAGAAAGCGGAAATGGAAGAACAATACAACCGCTGGAAAACCGAACTTGACGCAGCAACAAAAGTTACCGTTGCACGCATTAGTGCCAATCCTGGGCAAGATTTGCAATTGCTACAGGCTGCAAATGCGGCTTCCGAACGCATGACTGCCGAGCTTGGAGATAACGTCGTTGCTGCTGTGCAGCAAGTCGCTAATTTGCACGAGGACATGGCAAACAAGGCGAATGCAACGATGGACAATATCGCCTCAATGATCCAAACGCTAAATGCGCCGAAACGCATCATTCGCGGGCCTGATGGCAAGGCAATAGGCGTTGAAATCGCTGTATGAACGGAGGATGGGACACCGGCACATGGGATGATGCGACATGGGACTTTGTTCCCGTAATTGTCGATATTGATACCCATGACGGCGACAAACTGAAAGATCGCTTTGCAAGAGAAAAAGCGGTTCGAGAGGAGCGTCGCAAAGAAGTTCTTGCCTTGTATGAAAGAATTGTTGAAGGTAAAGAAGATATCCCCGAAGTCGTCGAACCGCTGAAATACATAACCAAGCAACAGATTTTGACAAGCAATCTTAATTTTGATAAATTGATTGCCGATCTTAAGAATGCTGAACAAATATGGAATCAGCATATCGAAACGGACGATGAGGAAATTCTGTTACTTCTATGAAAAAACGCTGGATTTATGTTGATGGTGAAGCAATAGAAGTTGGCGAGTACCAACCGACTCCCTTGCACCATGTAATGCCCGACATTCAGCCTTATCAGTCCATGATTGACGGATCAATGATTACCAGCCGCAGCCGCCACAGGGAACACCTGCAAGCGCATGGCTGCATTGAAGTCGGCAACGAAAAGATGGAAACGAAAGTTGCTCCGGTGAAGGATAACCGCAAAGAAGTATTGCGGGCGCAACTGGCAAACATGACTCACGCAGATGCAAACAAGATGTTAAACAAACTGCGCGATGACGCACGATTTACCC